TCAATAAACTATCGAAGCCAATGAAATTAGCTTCAATAGGTGATTATCAAAAATTATATGGCTTTGATTTATCAAAATTTAAACTTAAAAATAAAAGAAAGAATTTAAGAAATTGTGTTCATCCAGAAATAGGTAAACACATATTACAACAAGCTCAAAACGAATTAATTATTGGGTCATGATATTAACCAGGTTAGGTAATAAACGTAAAATAGCTAAAGAGTTACAACAACACTTTATGCCACACAGAATGCGAATAGAATTTTTCTTTGGCGCTGGTGGCAGCTATTTTTACTTGCCTAAGCCAAAGTTTTCAATATTGAATGATGCAGATGATGATGTTACTAATTTGTATTTGGTGTTACTTGATCGTAAAGATGAACTAAAGCAACAATTAGAACTTTTGCCAATCACTGAAAACTTGATCAAATATTGGCTTAAAAATTTAGAAACAGATCCTTTAAGAAAAGCCATACGGTTTTTACTACTATCAAACTTCACTTATTTAGGCAAAGGTGATACAATACGTTTAAGAATAGACCATTGTAAAAGAAACCTAATAAACAGAATAGAACCAACATTTAGCTATTTATCAAATGCAAAAATTACCAATGTTGATTTTAGAGACGTTTTAAATAAAATTTCTTTTCACCCAGATGTAACGCCAAAATCTGCTTGCTTCAATTATTTAGATCCTGTTTACCTATTTACAGAACATACTTATAAAGTGCCTAAATGGACTGTAGAAGATACAGAAGACTGTTTTAAAATAATGGACTCCAGCGGCATTAATTCTGCTATGTCTGAATTTGATATTGAACAAGTATTAGATTTTGCTTCTGACTACAAAATGAACGTGATCTATTTAAAAGAGCGCCAAAACCTAAAGAACAAAAGAAACGAAATTTTAATTACAAATTATGTTAAGCCAAAGCGCACAACATATTCATTAAACCTTTAAATAATATAAAGTATGAACAAACCAAAAATAGTCAATATGCCTTTTATGAGGTACTACGCTGTAGCAAGTGGTTTTGCTGGCGACCCAACCCATTTTGAAGATAAAATTGTTAGTGGTGAAAAGATACACACAATTAGAAAAAGCTACGATTATTGGGCTTCCAGAATTGATAATGCGCAAAAATCACCAGATAGTATATATAAGCTTAGTCTTTGGAGTGATAAGCCATATATAAGCAAACAATACCAAGCCCAAACAGGAATAGCACAAGATCTATGGTATGCGCCAATAAACTTTAAAAAGCTAAATGATGAAGTGCTATTAATTGATAATAAAGAATTTCCATTAGAGATCATAGCACATAATGATGGATTGAGTTTAGAAATATTTAGAGACTGGTTTAAGTCATTTGTTGATGATGACAAACCTAGCATAATAATAGGCTGGACTAATAACCCTTATAATTTATAAAAACAGCAATGCCAGAAAAGAATTTAGATCAAGAATATGTTGATAAAGGTATTGACTTTGGGCAATCGTCCAATTGGTTAAATGACCTTTCTAAAATCAATCCAAACGCACATTTTATAATTGATACACCCAAAGAACACATTATTGATAAATGGATAAGGGAACTTAGAGCAAATGGCTATGAATATGAAGATATGGTTAAGGTGTTCAGATTAGCAGCAGAAAAGATAGACAATTATAAAATCAATAATAACGATCTTTAGTTATGAAATCATAACCACCTACTATCAAAAGAGCAATTACAGATAAGATTAAAGTTATTTTACTAATGTTTTTTATACTACACTCTAAAGATGACTTTGCAGATTTGGTTAAGTTTTCAAGTGCTTTAAGACCTATTTGCTTTTTTGTTTCTACAACTTCAGAACAATCAATACTAAAATAAGCAACCAATGAAGCGATTAACACAATTATAGCGATTACATAAATTTTTTGTTTAAGCGAATAGAACATATAGTAAGGTTAAATTAAAAAATTAAAAACGGTTCTTATTTCTATAAATATAGTCATTGAACCAAGCGCCAAAAATCCACAGCACAATAAAAATAGGTATGTAGTACCATTCAAACATAAACTAAATATACTAATAAATATCAAACAATGAAGCTATACCAGATTATTATACTAAATGTTATTGTTTTTGCCCTTTCAAAATTCACTTCAATAATAGAAGTTAGCAGTTTATACGCACCATTTAATTACTCTTTAAATGGTGTTTTATCAGTTGTAAGTTATAGCTTTTTGCATAGTAGTTTTATTCATCTATTGCTAAATATGGCGCTATTAATTTTTATGGCAAACCTTTTAAAGTCCATTAACCAACATAAGCATCTACTAAAACTATATTTGCTTGGCGCAACTACTGGTGCTATTGCATTTTTAATATTTAGCACCTATTTCAATTACAACAATTCGTTAATTGGTGCTAGCGCAGCTGTAAGAGCAATAACACTGTTTACGTGCCTTGTATTACCAAATAAAACAATAGCAGTTTTTGCTTCAAGATTTAAACTAAAATATTTTGCAGTATTGATATTAGGCATAGATATTGCTGGTGTTCTACTCACAAATAATAGTGGTGGTTATATCTCGCACATTGGTGGTGCTATAGCTGGAGTATTATTTTTTGCTCAAAAGCGAATAATTAAAAAAGACTTTATTAATTTTAACACAAATAACCAATTATGAAAAGATTACTATTTATAGCACTTCTGTTTAGTTTTAGCCTTTCACAAGCACAAACTGTTGAAGAAATATTTGACCAGTATGCAAATACACATACCAGAAATAAAGACTTAAAAAAAGGCTTAGAACTCATTAAGCCTAAATGTATAGAAGAACCAACTGAAAGATGCAATAAAGTAAAAAGTATTATAATGTATCTAATCGCAGATAGGTATTTTAGGGCTGCTAATTCCTTAATAAATTTAGATGAAGAATTACATGTAAGTAGTTATAAAAAAGGACTGCAATACTATAATGAAGCTAATAAAGTCAATCCTGCTGAAAGTTTGAAACCATATACTAAAAATAAATTATTGGCATCTAAAAAAGAATACGAAGAAGCCACACAGTAAAACCCAATTTTGATTTTTGATTGCTTTGCTTTTACTTTGTGTGTAATGCAAAGAGAAACAACCATAAGACTATATGAAGCTATAAGACAAGAACACCAGCGCCTTTGTAATGTAAAAAGCTTTGGTGTTCAAAAGTACAGCAATGCCTATATCAAACACTACTTAGCAGATAAGTTTTTTAAGACCGTTAAAACCATAGAAGACATACTATTTTACAAATACGAAAAAAGAGCCAGTTAATTAACTGGTTTTTTTAGTCTAAAATGAAAGGTTGTTTTTCTACATTTACTTCTGCATTTCTTTGCTGTTCAATACAGCCATTTTTAGCACTATAATCTAATAAAATACAGCTATAGCTAATTCTGTATAAATTACCAGTATTACCAGTATCTACAGGTGCAAAGTTAATACGTCTCATTTCGCTGTAATTCTCACCACTTGTACCATGAAAGGTGGCATTTATTTTATCCATTAGATCTATAAAGGCTAAAGCGCTTTGCTGGTTATAAGCACCACTAAAGGTATCTAAAAAGGTTTCATAGTATAAATAAAAATCTACCTGTAAGTTTACTTTTTGCACTTTGTCACCAATATCTTCTGTGCTAATGGTGCGATATGAAACAAATAAAGCTGGTGTGCTAAATGGGTGTTCTTCTGTTAAAAAGTTTACTTGGTTGTGCCATAAATCAAACCATTCTATTTCTGGCATTTGCTTTTCTACAATTATTGCGTGTTCTTGGTATAAATCCTTCCAGTTTTGCATTTTAAAATCTATTTTAAAGTTGTTTAAATCGTGTTAAAATTTCTTGTATTACGTGGTCATTCCATTGCTGGGCAAAGGTGTTACTATGCCCCATAAATTGCCTTTGATATATTTTAATAGTCAATCGGTCTTTTTTTGTCAATGCCATAGCACGCCACATGCTTTTACCAGTAGCTTTATACATAAACCAAAAATATTTACGTGATCGTTCTGTAATAGGCACATTGAGTATACCACCTTCATTATGTATAGAAGCATAAGGTGCATCTGCTTCAAATGTTACACGTTCTTGTGTACTATTGGCTACATTGACAGAATTAAATAAATTGTTAGTGACACGTAATAGATTGTAGCTAATACTTTCTTTGCGTGGTTTCCAAGCTTCAAAAGCATTATCTGTAAAACCTTGCTTTTCAAAATTGCTGTGTATAAAGTCAATACCCATAATTTCGGCATCACTTTGTAAGTCCTTTAGCAACTGTTGGCTCATTGCCAAAAAGTCTGGAAATTGATTTTTTTTGCTCATTTTTTGTATATTTGCCTTGTAAGGAAGTTTGCGACGTAAAATGCAAGAACGTAACTTATAAAAAGGCAACTTTCGAGTTGCTTTTTTTGTGCCTACTTTTTACGTTTAATCACTTCTACAGTTTTACGGTCTTTTGATATTAAAATCACTTCTTTAATATTAGGGTATATATCGTTATTCTTTAGCTTTTCTATAACCGCAGTCTTCATTGTTTTAAATGTGTTTGGATTGTCTATTAAATCAATCACCACTACAGCTGTCTTTTGCTTATTAGCCTTTTTGAATATGTTTTTTAATAGCAATCCTTTAGGCGCTTTTAGATCTGCTAACTTTTTATCAATTAAGTATTCTGGGTTTTTTAATTTAGGAAGCACACGACCATCTATATGTGGTCTTATACTCACTGATTTTTTAACCGTGTCTGCAATTACCTTTGCCACTTCAAAATTGTGCTTTAGATCCTTAACATCTGCAAATGGATTTACAAATACTTTTGACCCATTTTTAGCTGTATATCTAGCCTTACCATAAGGTGCAATTAGCTTAAAACTTTCAAAGGCTTTTTTAAAGCTGTCTTTATCTTTTTTAGGAAATACAAAGTATGGGTGTTCTGGTGAAAATATCACACCAGTTTTACCAACATTTATACTAAATTCTGGATCTATAAAACTTATATCTGGTGCTGGTTCATCACTGGCTTGATTGGTTTGCACAACATAGCAACGACAACGCCAGTCATTAGGTGGGTAAATCTTATTCCATATGGGATCATCAATATGTGCTGTAAAGTTGTGTAGTTTCTGGTGATCGTCACGTACGTGTTCATCACCTACAGTTTTATATTTTAAGTATGGGAAGCGGTCACGGTTACGCTCAAAAGTCTGCCATTTACGTGCCATTTGTGCAGATGCTTTTGCGGTCTGGTATTCGGCTTGTAAATAATTGACATTGTATTTAGGGTGTACAGTTAATACAGCATTTTTGAAGCTGGAAAAAGAACGTTCTTTACCATTTTCATCTACTAAAAGACTATTGAAATGCTGTAACTGTTGAAAGGTTTTAGCAGCACTAAACTGGTAAATATTTTGTCGCAGCTGTTGTACTGTCTTATTGTGGCTTTTGCTGTAACTATCGTAATTCGCACCATAACCTTCAGTAGCAGCTTTATTAAGCTGGTTAAAGGTTTTTTGCAATAAATCTTTGTCTAAATCACTTGGTTTTAGTTGACCATTATGTAATTGTCTGGCAATACGTATAATGGTTTTATTCCAATAGTTCAGATCTACTGCTAAAGGTTCTACAGACCCATGTGAACATACAGGCTTTTCATAATAAGCTTCAATGTTAGCAACAGCTTCAGTAACTACTTTTTTTTTTGAGGTTCTGGCGTTGGTTCTGGATCTGCCTCTGGTGTGTCCATAGCCTTTTTTAAGCCAGTAATGGGTATTCCTGTACGTGTAGCTAATTCTTTAATATCTATTTCATAATACGCACTTAAATCTTTAACCGCTGCTATGTATTGGTCTAATGTCAAGTTTTCGGTATCATCCCATTCAAACTTTAGATTGGCTAAAGGTGCATATACAGGACTTAATTTTACAAGGCGTGGTATTAGTTGGTTATTGATGATAACCTTTACAAAAAACTTATCTAACTTATGCAGCGCCAACATGGCTTTTTTCATCACTTGTACCTGTACCACCTAAAATACGTTTAGATAGTTCACTATTAGCACGTTCAATGAGTTTGTCAAAAATATCAAAAGAACCACCACCAGTATCTTTGCCAATTTCAAACTTTTCTTGTCCACGACCCACCATAAAGTTGTTGGACTTGAAATTTAACAGTGCATTGTACAGCTGGTCTAAACGTGCTTGGTCTTCACGGTCTGTTATTGCAAAAATTGGTGGTACACCATACTTTTCTATGTAGTCTAACCAAGACCCAAAGCCTAATTTTTTAGCCAGTACGATTGGCGCAAGCTGTGCATACATCCCAAGAAAATCATCTTTACCAATTTGGATGTATTGATCTTTTAAAACACCTTCTTTATAGTTCCATCCTGTAGTACCACCAGCTTCTTTTGTAATTATCCCTTTTGATGGTATTACGTGTGCTTTAGGTACTTCTGTGATAGTCTCTAAATGCATGTTTTCGTCTAAGTCATATAATTCAATCACTTTAGAACCTTGAAATTTTGAACGCAGACACACCCCAATAAAATCTATAAACCACATTGCTTCAAACAGTTCTTTGGCTTCTTCATTTTCTTTACCAGATTGATCTGTAAACTTAAATGGCGTGCCTTGTACTGGTTCTATTCGGTTTTCTATAGTAGCTACTAAATGATTGTCTAATTCCAAATTTTGGTATAGCTTTTCTAATTCATTAAAATTAGGTTCTTCTGGGTCGCTGGCTAATGTTAGTGCTAATTTCCAATCTGCAAGCGTTTTGGCTTGCATATTAATAGCTTCTTTTTCTGTTTGATAACTTAACGCTTTGTTGCTACCAGACTTTGTTGCTGCTACTACTCTTAATGTTTTTTCATCGGTGTTGTTAAAAACATACTTTGCAACTGCGTTATGTATAAATTTTGGTATTCTCATTATATATAAAAATCTGGATTAGTATTATTGCCAAACATAGGCGCTACTGAAGTTGTGCCATCGGTATTTGTTGGACTTGGTAATTCTAGTTGTAATTTTCCAGCATTTAGCATAGTCAATTGCTTCATTGCCCAATCATAATTATCTTTTACATCTGTTGGTACTTTACGTGCTGCATTACGACCAAAGATTTTATGCAATGTTAACTTGGTTAATATATCTGCTAGAAATTCATCACGTACAGGCTGGTCTTCATCAAAAATTAAATCGGTGTTATAACGCCCTTTAAGCATCGTTTTAATGACACCAATACATTTTAATTCTGCATTACCAATAACATCTTCATCATCCTTTGTACTTTCATCAATGAAACGCTGGAAACTATCGGTTAATAAATCATCATCTGTTAAATAAATCATATGCGTTCGTTTTTAGGTAACATCTTACCTTGTTTGTATATGTTTGCACCTTCTGGTACATTGTAAGTCTCTAATATGCTTATGCCTTGCTGGTGTGTATCTGGAAAATCATCATGTGTTTTATAATTTGGTTCTATACCCAGCAATTGCATTATACCAACCTGTATATCATTATTTGCTTTTAACCTTTCAAAATAGAAAATGCGGTTGTTTTGATAATATGGGTGTAGGCTTAGAATACGATCATATTTTTTAACCTTTGGCACAAAAAGCTTGGTGATATTTAAGATGATGCCATAAGCTTCTTGCGTTTCTTTTATAACACGTTCCACTTCATCATTCCAAAATTGTGCTTCAAACTTCCAATGTACTATAACAGTAGGTGGCAATGCTTTTTGAAAAGCACACATATATGCCACAGCTTCACGCATTTTGCATTTTTTTACAAAGCCATCAATCACATAAAAGTTTTTTTGATATAGCCCTTGTACTGCAATTGCATTATAATCACCAGTACTTTTACCACTATATGCTACATCCCAAGTACCAACTATATGTTTGAATTGATTTAACCTAAGATGTTTGCAGTATTGTATGTGTTCGGCTTTAAATATCTCACCTTCTATATGTGGCTTTTGTAAATATTCTGCTTCTAAGGCAAGTGTACCTATCTCATTTTCCAATTCTTTGTAATAGGTGTCGCTATATTTTGCAGACCAAGTAGGTTTATAAGTAATAGGATCATACGCCTTAACGTGGTTAATTTTCCATTTTGGGTGTCGTTCCTGTAGCTTGGTTTGTATCATTACAGGTGCAAAACGATTGTTAGCATAAATAAAACGTCTTATATCACCATCCATAGTTGGTATCAAATCACGTTCAATCCATTTTACATACTCATTTTGGCGTTTTGGGTTTTTGATACTTTCTTTTGTCTCTAAATCGTCTACTACAATGTAGTCTGGTCTTCTACTTTTAACACGCAGACCACGTACCGATTGCCCAGCGCCAAGTGCTTTACCTACAAAACCACTTTTTGTAATAAAAAATCCTTTTTCCCATTGCCCAATATTCATTTGTTCGCCAAAGTCATGTATAATTTTTGGGTTGGCTTCAAATTCGGCACGCAAATCTTCTAACAGTTCACTAGCACGGTCTTTGCTTACGGTTACAATAACCATATAATGTGCTTGGTCGTTCATCCATAACCAAAAAGGAAGTAACACATCATCCATAACAGATTTACCAAAGCCACGTGGCAATTCATCAAACTTTTTAATAGTTGGGTTTTTTAATACCTGTTTAACAGCTTTTAAATGGCATTCTGCTGGCT